GAGCGGCTGCGGCTCGTATTGAGTCTGTGCGCCGTGTTTCTCCTGCGTTTTGGTTCAATGAATCGACGACAGAGCCTGGCAGAGAAGCTCTTGGTTGGTATCACGAGAGGCGCGATGGCGCTAGAAACATTGGACTAGGACCGGACCATGATTGGTCCTCGCACGGCTCGGACGCGTTCGGATTAATGAGTATTGCCGCTGAAGAGTTTTTCCGTGGCGACTCTCGAAAACCAACTGTTGATGATGTTGAATACTACGGTGGCGGCGGATGGATGGGCTAAACGCACGCGAAGTGCGAGCAGGCGCAGCAAGCGCAATCGTCGCCGAGAGCGTCGCAATTCCTCCGCGCATCCGATCAAAGGTGCTCGAAGTGCGCAGCGTCTACGTGCCCGAGAACAACCGCAAGGCGGGCCTTGGCAATGCGCTGCTGCGCAAGCTCTGCGCCGACGCGGACATCGCCGGAAATGCGCTGTTCCTGATGCCGGACGGCGGCGACGACGCAGAGACTGCGCGCCTTGAGCGCTGGTACGCAACGCACGGATTCGAGCGCATCCAGGGCGACCCGGTTGTGGTCATGCTCCGCAAGCCGCAACATCCGCTGATCAAACACTGAGGCAGCATGAAGCAGAAAAGCAAAGCCGACGACTACATCATCGCCGAGGCCAACGCTCGGTACGCCCGCTGCTTGGCGTTCGAGGCGGACAATCTGCGCGAAGCGAAAGACGATTTCCAGAAGCTCGCCGGCAATCACTGGCCAGAAGACGCGGCGCGGCAGCGAGAAGTCGAGCGGAGACCGTGCATCACGATCAACAAGCTGCCCGCGTTTTTGCACACGGTAACGAACGACCAGCGGCAGAACAAGCTAGGCATCAAGACTCACCCCGTCGACGATGGCGCGGACATCAAAACATCCGACGTGCTGCAGGGTCTGATTCGGCATATCGAGTACGAGAGCGGCGCAGACGCCTGCTACGACACGGCTGGATTTCACGCGGCCGCCTGCGGTTTCGGGTATTTCCGTATTCGCACGGAGTACGACCGAGAAGATTCGTTTGACCAGGTGCCGCGGTTCGAGCGGTTCCGGTCTCCGTTCTCGGTGCATCCAGACCCAGACGCAAAAGAGCCTGACGGAAGCGATCAGGATTTTTGTTTTGTGGACGGCACGATCGCGCGATCCGAAGTCAAGCGCGACCATCCCGGCGCGTCGGCGGCAGTCTCGAATGAGAGCGACGGCGCGGACGATGTGATGCTGTTGTGCTCGGAGTATTACCGGATCGAGCAATCGCCGGCTGTGCTCGTGCGCCTGAGCAACGGCGAAACGGGCTGGAAAGATGACCTGATCGAACTGCCGTTCGGCGTCACGATTGTCGATGAGCGCAAGAGCAGGCGCCGAAAAGTCATGTGGTACAAGCTCTCGTCTTCTGAGTCTGTCGAGCGCGGCGCGGTCGGCATGCCAGGCAGCTCAACGACGTTCACGGATGTGCTTGAGCGCGCCGAGATTCCCTGCCGATGGATCCCGGTTTTCCCGGTCTATGGCGAGGAACTGGAGATCGACTCGAAAGTCGTTCGCTCCGGGCTGATTCGGCACGCCAAAGGGCCGTCCGTGATGTATGACTACTGGATGACCGCGGCGACAGAGGAAGTCACGCTGCGCCCCAAAACGCCATTCATCGGCGCCGAGGGACAGTTCGAGGGTCACGAGAAGAAATGGCGCGCGGCGAATGTGCAGACGTTCGCGTATCTGGAATACAAGCCGCGCACGATTGGAGGTAGTCTCGCGCCTCCTCCGCAGCGACAGCCGATGGCCGACATCCCGTCTGGCGTGCTGCAGATGGCGATGCACGCCGCGGACGAAATCAAATCAACAACCGGCATTTTCGATTCGTCTCTCGGCGCCCGCGGTACGGCTACAAGCGGCATTCAGGAGCGCGAACAGAAGAGGCAAGGCAACGTCGCCAACTTCCACTTTTCGGACAACCTGACGCGCGCTGTTAGGCACGCAGGGCGATGCCTTGTGGACATGATCCCGCGGATTTACGACACGGAGCGAGTCGTCCGCATTCTCGGAGATGACGAGAAGATTTCTCACGCGACGATCAATCAGCCGCTCGAACGTCCGGAGATTGATGAGAAAACCGGCGCCATTCGCACGGTGCTGAACGATCTGACGGTCGGCAAATACGACGTGACCGTATCCGCAGGCGCCAGCTACTCGACACGCAGGCAGGAAGCCTCTGATGCGATGGTTTCGTTTGGCCAGTCCTGGCCGAAGCTCATGGACGTTGCCGGCGACAAGGTTGTAACGGCGATGGACTGGCCAGGTGCCGACGAAATCGCGGAGCGCATCAAGCGCACGATTCCGCCCGAATTGCTCGGCGACGAAGACGGCGAGGACGGCGAACAGTCGCCGCAGATTCCGCCGCAAGTGCTGCAGATCGTCCAGCAGGCACAGCAGCATATCCAACAGCTCGAAGCCGAATTGCAGGACGCCAAGACCGGCATCGAGAAGGCGCGCATCAGCGCCGAGTCGTCCGAGCGAGTCGCACAGATCAACGCCAACGGCCGGCAGGACGTGGAAGAGCTGAAAGGATGGATTTCGATGCTCATGCAGAGCATGCAACCGCCGCCAGCGCTCAACGCAGCGGCGATGCAGACCCAAGAACAGCAGCAAGAACCAATCGCGCAGGGGCCGGGCCAGCCTCCTGAATTCGCGCCCGGCCAGCAGTTTTGATCGTGGAGCCATCCATGCAGGAAGCACAAGAGCAGCAACCATCGTCGCCGGCAGGCGCAAGCAACGAATCGCCGGAAACCGTAACCGAGGAGCTGCAGCAGTCCGAGCAGCAGGAAGCCGCAGAGAAGCCCGAAGAGGGCGACGAAGGCGACGACCATGGCGGCGAGGAAAAGCCGCAGGAGAAGCCAAGGCGCAGCGCTCGCGAGCGTATCAACGAACTGACGAAGCGGGCGCACGAGGCAGAGCGTGAAGTGCAGAGACTGCGCGAAGCGTCCGAGCGAAAGCCGGCCGAGTCCGCCGAGAAGCCAAACCCTGACAAGTTCGGTTCGTATGACGAGTACGTCGAGGCGTTGGCGGACTGGAAAGCGGATCAGCGAGTCGCCGAGTCGTTCAAGAGGCGCGATGCCGAGCGGTCGCAGGCGGCAGAGGCGCGGGCAGCAGAAGCCAAGGCGCAAGCCTGGCACGAGCGTCAGATCGCCTTCCGCGAAGACACGCCGGACTATGACGCGGTTATTGGCAAATCGGCCGTGCAGGTAGCGCCGCACGTCGTCGACACGCTGCTCGACTGCGACTCAGGGCCGGAGCTTGCTTATCACCTCGCCAAACGCCCGGAAACGGTCAAGCGCATCAATGCACTGTCTCCGCTCTCGGCAGCGCGAGAACTCGGACGGATCGAGGCAACGCTATCGAATCCGGCCGCGCCACAATTCAAGCCGGCCAGCAAAGCGCCTGCGCCGATTACGCCAGCTCGCTCTTCCGCGCCTGCGGCAGTCGACTTGGCATCTGCAAACATGGACCAGTACATCGCCGCACGTCGCAAACAAGGCGCGACATTCAGGCGGCGGTAATCCACATCATCACGGAGCAATAAATCATGAGTAATACACTGCTTACCAGCAGCATTCTGGCCAAGGAGACCCTGGCCGTCATTGAAAATAACTGTGCGTTCGGCGGCATGGTCAATCGCGACTACGAAACCGTACATAGCGCGTCGATGCGGGACGGCTACGAGCCTGGAGCGACGATCAACATCCGCAAGCCGTCGCGCTATACGTATCGGCCCGGCCGCGTCTCTGTGCCGCAGGCATCCGTCGACAACTCTGTTCCGCTGACGCTGTCGCAGGGGGGTGCGGATTTGAACTTCAACCTGTTCGAGCGCTCGCTGCAGATCACCGATAAGCGCATCCAGAAGAAAATCAACGCCGCCGCGGCGGCCATCGTCAACGAGATCGACCGCGTTGGCCTGCTGCTCGCCAAGACGGCGGTCTACAACTGCCTGAACCCGACCGGCGCGCTGCCGACGACGCAAGAGCTGTCGCTGGCGGCCATCACCGGCATCAATCAGCGCCTCGACGAAATGGGCGCGCCTCGCGACAACATGCGCGGCCTGATCATGAACCCGGCCATGAACGCGGCGACGGTTGGTGGTTTCGCCGGGCTGTTCAACGGCCAGGCAAAGCTCGGGCGGCAGTTCGACTCGGGCCTGATGGTCGATAGCCTGGGTCTGTCCTACGCGATGGACCAGAACGTTGCGGTGCATACCAACGGCGCCGCAACGGCGACCAACATTAACGGCGCCGGCCAGACGGGCTCTGCGATTACGGTCGTCGGCGTCGCTGGCGGAACGCTGGCGGCCGGGACGGTCATCACCCTACCGGGCGTCTATGCTGTCAATCCGCAGTCGCGCGTGAGCACTGGCGTTCTGGCCGATTTCGTGGTGACTGCGGACGTTTCCGCCGCGGCCACGTCGATCCCGATCAGTCCGGCAATCGTCACGAGCGGCGCGTATAAGAACGTCACCGCCTCGCCGACGACCGGCCAGCCGTATGTGATCAAGGGCGCCGCTTCGACTTCCTACGGCTGCAATGTGGGATTCCACGAGGACGCGTTTACCCTCGCCATGGTTCCGATGGCAACGCCTCCGGACGGCACCGGCGCGCGCGTTGAGCAAATCTCGCACAACGGTTACACGATCAAGGTGACGGACTTCTACGACGGCACGAACGACAACGTAGTCACTCGTCTCGATGTGCTGTTCGGGTGGGCCGCGACGTATCCCGAGCTGGCCTGCAAGTACTACACGGTCTAAACGACGGCCTTTAACCATGGAGCGCCGGGGTTCTCCCCGGCGCATTTGGAGTATAGAGAATGGCTAATGTTGCTGTTACTTGCATAAAAAACGGGAGATCAGACTCTTTCGGCCGGCCGCTTGTTTCTGGAACGTATTACCCGTCTGTCGAGATTGAGACGGCAAAAGCTCTGTGGAATTCCGGGTATGTTTCCGTGGCAGATGCGTCCGTGTTCGACCAAGACCCGCTGGCCGGAACGAGTCCGCTGGACGATTTCAACGTCGCCAGGGCGCTGTCTCTTTCAAGACAGCCCGCACAAACAAGCGCCAACCTCGCAGCGGAGCTTGCTGCGATCAGCGTCCCTGTAACGCTGTTTCAGAGTGGAGTGGCGTTCGCTGTTTTCGGTGGCGATGGCGGCTCCACTGGGCTGCTATTTACAGGGACGGCTGGCAGCTTTACGTTGTCATCAGCGGTCTACTCCGGGGTAATCGTCCCTTCGGGATATGGGTACTTGCCAGCAAACGCAGGCGGGCTAGGTAATGCAGCGGGCTGGTATTACTTCACGATGTCAAGTGACACCACTGGAACATTCTTTAATAACCTCTATCTGCCCACTTCTGAAGCTGCGCCAGCCATCCCACCTTCGCCGCAAGACTTTGCAAACCCTGTTGGCGGCAGAATAACACAGACAGTCTCTGAGCTAACCTGCGCCCAGGTGACGCTGCCTGTTGGCTCTGTTGGCGTAAATGGGCTTATATCTTTAAAGACAAAGTTTATCCCCAAAGGTTCAGCCTCGTACAAAACCATGAGATTGCGATATGGGGCATCTGAGCTAGCTTCTATTTATCCAAGTCTCGCCGGAATAGCTGATACTGAGCTACTTGTGCAAATGGCTGGAAGGCTCGATAGGCAGATAAGCACGAGGAACAACGTTCCTTCTGGCACGTATCAGCCTAGCGTATTGGGGGATTTTTCCGCGATAGATTTTTCTGTCGGAGGCGCCCTTTCAGTAACACTGCAGAATGCTAGCTCGGCGGATAGCTCAATCTTGTACGTAAGAAGTCTTTGCTTGTCGAAGGGAGCGTAAAAATGGCCATTCTCAAGTTCGCCAATGATGGCGAGGGAAAAGCCCTAGCCTATGCCGTACAAGAGCCGAAGTATATATGGGTGACTCCGGGGGATCCAGGGCTAATTGTCGTATTTACGGAAGATGACGCCTCAATCCCTCCAAAGGAATTGCAGATTCAGCTTTGCAACCAAGGGATGTCACAACTTGATGCCGCCAAGCTGGTTGTAAAATCATACATCAAAGATGAGCGCGACCGCAGAGAGCAGGCTGGATTTAAGTATCTCGGCAAGGTGATCGACTCTGACTCCGTGTCTGTACAGCGCATTTGCGTTGCATCAACTACAGCACAGATGGCTCTTTCGGCGGAAGTAGCGTACGAGGTAGAGTGGGCGTGCAAAGATAATTCGTTGCTGACTCTTAACGCCATGGGTGTGCTTGGAATGATGCAGGCCCTTGGGTCATACGGCCTTAATCTGCATTATCACGCGAGGAATTTACGGGCGAGCGTCGACGCACTCTCCGACATTGCCGAAGTACGCGAATTCGACCATACAACCGGCTGGCCCGAGTAAATGTCCTCCGCATCCGACCTAGCCGATTATTTCGCAGACATCACAGCGCAAGGATGCGGAGATCGCCTCGTATAGTATATCTCGGGACTCGCGGGCTCGATTCTCTGCGCGTCAATGGCCAGCTAATGCGGCTAAAGATTCCGCACAAAGTCGCCGAGACGGACGGCACAAGAGTGTTTTTGAGGGCGTCAGATGAGTAAGCGGCGCACAGAAAGTTTAGGGACGTGGCTAAAAGGCACGAAAAAGCGCCCGCATGGAGACTGCTACACCATGCCACTCACCCGGCAACGCAGCACCCCCGCGCCGACAACCTACCAGGCAACGGATAACAAAAAATGACAACAGCGCTGCAGCTTATATCCTCGTCTCTGCGCAAGCTCGGCGCAGTCGCGGCCGGGGAGACCCCAGACGCGAACGAGCAATCTGACGCGCTGGCCGCTTTGAATCAGCTTATCGAAAGCTGGAACCTGCAAGGGCTGACGCTTTACCGGCTTGAGAATGCCTCCTACACGCTTGTTCCGAGCCAGCAGACATACACCATTGGCAGCGGCGCCGACTTCGACGGCGCGCGGCCGATTACGCTGAATGGCGCCTTCGTGACGCGGGGCGGAATCGACTATCCAGTTGTTCCGCTGACACAGCAGCAGTGGAACGACATTTTGCAGAAGTCGACGGAATCGCAACTTCCGGAAGCCGTCTATTACGAGCCGACGTTTCCTGACGGAACGCTGCGGTTCTGGCCGGCTCCGCTGGAATCGCTGACGGTCACGCTGGCCATTAATATGCAACTCGGCGCGATTGCCGACATCAACGACGACATGGCATTTCCGCCAGGGTACGAGCGCGCGCTGCTCTATGCGCTCGCCGTCGATCTTGCGCCCGAATACCCGGCCGTGACTCTGAGCCAGCGAGTGATCGACACAGCAGACGAGGCGCTGGCGGACATCAAGCGGGCGAACAACACTCAGAATCAGGCAGCGACTTTTGATATTGCGCTGGCGGGCGGTTGCGGCGGTTCGCTGGCGGCATTTGTTGCCGGGTACTGATCGGTGAGAATCCCGCTCGCCGCCGACATCGAAAGCCGTGACGGATCGCTGGCGGCCGGCGCGCTGATTGTGAATGCCGCGGTGCAGGCTGAGGGCGACGGCCAGACATCGGCATTCAAGCGCGCGGGAGTCGTCTCTCGAGGATCGGTCACGGCCGGAGATGCGCAGTGCTTTACGGGTGTCCCCGGGAAAGCCGTTGCAGTCGTTGGCGATCACGCCTTCACGCTGACCGTTGGCGAGCCGATCACCGAGGATGCTGACGACGACATGGCGCCGATCTTCGCCGGCCTGCAAGTGTCGGCACGCGAGGCCGGTCAGGCCAGCAACGATCGCGCGCTGATGCTCAAGACCGGCCGCGAGGCGTGGATACTGACGCCGTGAGACTGCCGCTAGCCACTGGCCTGAAAACCTCGATCAGCGATACGACGAAAGACGCGCGCCTGATCAATGCACACACGGAAACGCGCGGAGGAGTCACGAGGGTCAAGAAGCGTCCAGGAGCGCTGGCTACCGGGTGGGATTTCACGACGCCCATACAGAGCGGGTTCGGCGGAACGCTGCTTTATCTGATCTACGGCGACGAATTCAGCGTGATTGACGTCAGCAGCCCTCCTCCTGCGTCAGTGGCGATAGGCGATCTTGTCGGCGGCTATTACGCGATGATCGACAACCCGCCAACGTCGCCTGGTGGCGGCGACGCGTATTGGAGCGCATCGCCTCCTGGAAGCTCCAGGTATGTGGCGACGTTCAAGCCCGGCTATGGAATGGGCAACATCTATGGCGGCGCGAATATGTACCTGCCGCCAAGCTCTCCTGGCCCGTGGTCTGGCGAACTGCGCGGGGCTGTCGCGGCGAGTACTGCAGCAACCGTCAAGAGCTTTGACGAAACGATTACCGCGCTTGGTGGAGTTATCTGCTGGGGATCTTCTGGAGGAATACCGCCGAACGGGTCCGGGCCAACGGCGCGATATCTTCCGACGGGAATGTATGAGTCTGGCGGGGTCATCTTGGCGGCAGACAGTAGAGTGTCGAACGCAACTGTCAACTGGACGGCTGGCTACGTCCCTTCAGCAATCCCTGCTGTTGGCTCTCCGCTCGGCTACGATATCTTCTCAGGGCCGGCAGTGATCCTGACAAGGAAAACGAAGACGTCGGCTACGATAACATCTTCGGGAACGGTCGCAACCATTGGCGTTGGGGTTTTGAGCCCGGCAGCGATCAGCAGGCGAATCGAGGTTTCTGGCGCAAACGAGCCAGAATACAACGGGGTTTTCGACGTCTACCTGAACGCCAACCCTCTGGCCAGCACAGCCACTGGCGCGCTCTATTACGACATGACTGGAACGCCAGCGGCAAGCCCTGCGACCGGGTCTGTCACAGTCAAATACTTCTGAGCAGACAACGATGCCAGTCCTCGCCGTGACCGTTGCTGGACAGCCGTTCGACATGATGGGGTATGTCGCCGAGCAGTCAGTTTTCGGCATGTTCTTCAAATCTGCATACGATGCATTCAATTTCGAGAATAACGTGCTGACAAAAATCACCGACGCAGATTATCCCGGATGGAGCACGGTCACTCCGACAAGCATAACGCGAACTGGGTCGACTGCGACGGTCACGCTGCCTGCGCCAGTCAACTGGCAATCTGGATCGACCGTGACAATCGCTGGCGCTGCACAAGCTGAATACAACGGCAGCGTTCTGATTACCGTCACTGATGCGACGCACTTCGCTTACGCAGTCACCGGGACTCCGACGACGCCGGCAACGGGCACGATAACCGCGAAGGGCGGGCGAACGACGGTGCCAGGCGTTGCCTACCTGGACGGCTACTTCTTCGTCATGGACCAGAACGCCGTTATCTATAACAGCGGGCTGAATGACCCGACATCATGGGGAGCGCTGGACTTCATAACGGCTGCGATCGAGCCTGGCGGAGGCGTGGCGCTGGCCAAGACGCAGAACTACATCGTCGCGTTCAAGGAATGGAGCACAGAATTTTTCTACGACGTCGGCAATCCAACGGGGTCCCCGCTGTCGCCTGTGCTGTCCGCATTTACGCTTGTTGGCTGCGCTTCCGGCGAGTCGGTCGCGGAGCTTGATGAGACGGTCTATTGGATCTCGAAGGCGCGGCAGAAGGGGCGGGCGGTCCACAAAATGGTCGGCCTGCAACAGCAGCTAGTCAGCACGCCAGATATTGAGCGCATCCTGGCCGCGTCTGACCTGTCGAGTGTCTATGCCTACGGCGTCAAGCTGTCCGGGCACTCATTCTACATCCTGGGCCTGCGCGACATTGACGTGACGCTGGCCTATGACGCGACGGCTGGAACCTGGGCGCAATGGTCGAGCTTGACGGCGCAGACGCCGAAGTCATGCACGCTCACGCAGTCGGGCGGCGTGGCGACCGCGGCATGCACTGCGCACGGCTACGCAGACGGGGCGGCGGTCACGATCGCGGGGGCAACGCCAAGCGACTACAACGGCCTGAAACAGATTCGCGTCACATCCGCCGACGCCTTCATATTCAGCGTCGCCAGCGGCGCCGCAAGCCCGGCGACGGGCACGATTACGGCGACCGGGTACGACGAGGGCTACTTCCGGTACACGCACTATGTGGCCGCGGCCGGCCGCGACCTTGTTCTGCACGAGACGACTGGCGCGCTTGTCGAAATCACGCCCGATGCCTACACCGACGACGGGGAGCCGATCGCGCTGAAGCTCCGCACAGGCAAGCTCGACAGCGGCAACGAGAACTACAAGAGCATTGGTCAGATTCGCGTCATCGGCGAGAAGCGGGGCGGCGAGGCGATGCTGCGATGGTCGGACGACGACTACACGACGAATTCTGCCTGCCGGCCTGTTGATCTGTCATCGGCGCAAGCGCGCATTCGGCGGTGCGGGGCGTATCGGCGCCGCAGTTTTGAAGTGCTGCACGTAGCCGATTTGCCGGTGCAGCTTGAAGCGCTCGAATTGGACTGAGAGGAAAACATGCAATCAGCGATGGATTTTCACGGGCTCGGGGCGAAATACCCTGGCAGCGGAGACGGGCTCGACGAAGCGGCGCAGGCGGCCGGCTATCGCGCGCTCGGCAACGGAAACTACATCAACCAATCGCGATGGTGGGAAGCGCCGATCAGCGGCCAGGAGCTGCAAGGCAAGCTCGACGCTCAAGGCTTTGCGAAGCAGCAATCGAACCCGTCAAATCTGATCGGCAGCACAGATTACTTGGCGCAGATTCAGCAGTACCTGAACCCGCAGGCATCGTCGGCAGCGGGTGGCGCAGCAAGCGGCACGCAAACGTCAAACCCGTACGAACAGCGACTGCAGCAGCTAGTCAATGACCCGAACTCGATCAGCGACAGCAATGCGTACAAGTTCCGCTTCAACCAGGGCCAGCAGGCGCTGGAGCGCGGCGCGGCAGCCAAGGGCATGCTTGGCAGCGGAAACACGCTGGCGGCGCTCGCGCAGTACGGGCAGGGGCTGGCATCGGACGAGTACGGGAACGAGGTCAGCCGCCTGGGCGCGCTATCCGGGCAGCGAGACCAGTACAACCTTGGGTTGAAGGGGCTTGCAAACAGCGAATATGGGCTGCGCGCAGGAACAGACCAAAACCGAGGATCGCTCGCGCTTTCGGCGCTGACGACGGCGAATGACCAGAGACTGAAGGCGAACCAATTGGCTTCCAGCACGGCGACGTCAACCGGGCTCGTTCGCCCGAATATCTGGTAAGGGGCGGCCATGTACGACCAAGGTTCCATGGACAGAATCGGCCGACTGATGAGCTTGCGCGACCTCGTGACGGCCGGCCAGATGGCGCCCGACGCCGCTCCTTTGCCAATGAATACGCTGCGCAACAACACGACTGGCGCAGAGTATCAGTTCGAGTCCTCTCCGCAGGGCGGCGCGGGCCGGCAAAGCCCGCAGCTCGACTACTCGCAGCCAATCGAAATTTTTGGGCAGGGAAAAGGCTACGCGATCAAAGGGCAGCCGCTATCAGCGATGATCAACGGCCGGCGCGTGGATTACGGTGTCGATAGCGACAAGTCTCAAGCTATGACGCAGGCAGCACAGGATCGCGCACTCAAGCTTGAGCAGGTGCAGCAGGGGCTTGACGCTGGCGCGCTGGACATCGCAAAAAAGCGCATGGAAAATTCAGCAATGCAATCGACTGGAGGAGCAAAGCCGCTTACCGAGTCGCAAGGCAAGGCGGCAGGGTTCGGAGTGCGAGCAAACGACGCGGACTCAATCATTCGAGATATTGGCGGCAGCGGCGATGTGCAGCCTGGGCTTATCAAACGGACTGCAGAAGCTGTGCCGTTCGTTGGCGACGCTCTCGGAACGCTGACAAACTGGACGCAAAGCGAACCGCAGCAAAAGGTCGAGCAGGCGCAGAGGAACTTTATCAATGCCGTTCTTCGTCGAGAGTCTGGCGCGGCGATTGGTTCCGAGGAGTTCGACAACGCGAGAACGCAGTATTTCCCGCAGCCAGGAGACG